CATAAAAACACGAGTAAGCACCTGCCATAAATATTCTCGAATCCTTGTCCATAGCAGATACTACTGAATTAAAAACGTCTTCATTTTCAATTAGAACTTCTGTTAATCTTTTTCTCCAAGTATTTCCAATTTTTGTATTATGGAGTGATTTCTTGCCATGAACTTTGAAAATATATTTATATCCAAGGTTTCGTATCTTATTATATGTATAAACGAACGGACCAAAATCAGCACCTCTGTTTTCTAAAATATAAACATCTTTAGCGTAATTGGAAATTTCAATAGAAATAGGTGTAAACTCATTTACCGTAACATATAAATGTACTTTATCACTTAGCAAAGGAACTATCTTATCTTTAAATTCACCCCAAAGGTCTTGATAATGTAAGTGTAAAACTATTGCAATCATTTATCTTTCTCTCTTTTAAATATACAATCATTATTTTATACCACAGACCATACCATATTCATCGAACATAGGCATACCATTCCACTTATCATAAAACTTTTTAGCATTAACAACCTCGGCATTTAATTGTCTGTCTGATGTTCTTCCGTTATTTTCCTCTAAACGATGACTACCTCTTGCACCAAAATGCCAAACAACTGATTTTGAAGTTAGAACAAATTTATAGTTTGCCTTTTTCATACGCAGAAATAAATCAATATCTTCCCAACTCGTAGGTGCAAATATTGGATCGTTTCCACCTATTAAATCCCAATTCTTTTTGGATATTAAACCACTAACACCCTCAGCCTTTGGGTATGTGAAAGAATTTAACTTAACAAATTCATCAGACCATTGTTCAAAAAAATCAATATCGAAATCGTGATAATATGAACCCATACTATCCTTTGGTATAACAACGGTTCCTGGTCTACTTTGACCATGACCAAATATATCAGGCTCTACTCTGTGACTAAATACCCAAGTTGGTTCTTTATGTTTTCCTACTTCTTCCCAACAAGCAACATCCCAATCCTTGGCAACGTAGAAATCAGAATGTAAAAACATTATGTATTCAGTGTTGACCTTATCAGCACAAAAATTCATACCACCACCAATTCCTAACGGGGTTTTATTATTTTCAATATAGTATTCTATATTGTAATCATTATTTTGTAACCACTCATTTGTACCATCGGTGCAATTTTCAGCATGTATAATAAATCTTGAGTTCTTAAAATACGAATTTTTACGAACAGATGCAACTGCTAATTTCAAATAATTTAAATTATTATATGTGCTAATACAAAACGTTAATGGACTACTCATACATTACCTATTTGACTATAAAAGTTATTTTGCATTTCCTGACGTTGTATTGTTTTTGGATGATACAAACAGTATTCTGGTTCAGGTGGTAAGTGTGATCCACAGTCATGTCCTGATAATCTTTCGTGTACTTTATTAACCCAAACTATTTTTTCTTTATTTTGATATATCCGTGTTTGGTAGTCTGGCCAATTTATTCTACCGTCATTATCAACATTCCAACGCCATCTTGATATGTGTTCATCGGTTATACCATCAACGGTATTCCATCTTGGAACGGCAATAACATCAACATTTGGATTGGCTTCCAATATATCGTGTAAATTTTCAATCAATATAATCGAAGGAACTTCATCCGCGTCTATATTAAAAATCCACGGCTTAGTACAGTGTGCTTTTAAATTATTTTTGAATTGTGCGAAATTTTTATCCAATGGAAATTCTACTACATTCAAATTTGAAATAGTTTTACGATAGGTGTCTATTACATTTCTAACATCAGATGTAGTTGCCATTGTATCCATTTGCACAACTATTTCATCATCATTAGTTATTTGGTCATGTAGAAATGATAATAGTCTATCCAATTCTTTATATTCATCACAAACTGTTATAGTGTATGATACCATCACTCACCGACCTTTTTTAGTTTTGGAAGATTTAGTTTTACAGTTGCACTGAATTTTGGCAGCCTTTCTTGTAGAATGGAATCAAACTTCTTAACCATAGAATCATAAGACCATTTAGTTTTAACTTCAAATGCGGATAACTTAGCAGTTGTTTTGTATTTATTGTAATTATTAAATACGTTTTTCATTTGCTCAGAAGCGTTTCTATAGTCTACAGTGAACCAAGAAGATCCTTCATTTATAATAGTATTCCATATCGCACTTTTGTGTACAGGTTTAATTTCTCCCGATAAATGTATGTGTTTATCTGGATCTACAAAATCCAAGTGACCACTCCAACCGGATACCAATATAGGCTTTCCACTTGCCATAAACTCAGCAATAGGTCTACCATAACCTTCACCCTTTGTGAATGAAACGAATGACTTTACTTTCTCGTGATTGTATACTGTATTCATTTCATTATCGGTTAAATCACCGTGTAAAAGATATATGTTTGGAAAGTTTGTTTTATTTTGGATACTGTTTTTGATTGTTCGTATTTTATCAAGCATTTGACTTCTGCCAGTAACCGAAAATGTTCCAGATGAAGCCTTCAATAGTAAAGCAGGAGGATTTTTTGTGTCAGCAAATGTTGTTAAAAACGTGTGTATAAGACCTGACAAATCTTTTCTGTCTTGTCCAAAATCACCCTTCAACCAATGACCAACAAATAGAAATACAAAAGTTTCCTTTATTTCATTTAATTTATCAACAATATTTGTTTCCAATGGTAAATCCTTACCATATATGTCTGTTCTAACACCCTCGTATAAAATTTCAATCGGTACTTTTATTTTCAAACTATCTAAAACTTTATCATTATTTTTATCTTTCTTATCATATTCAGTTGCCTCAAAAACAGCTTTAGCATGTTTCGATGGAACTAAAACTAAATTCATTTTATTACACCCATCAATCCATTCGGGTGAACAAATATCGGTTTCAATTCCAGCAGTTATACCGATATTATATTTACCTACTGGCTGAAACTCTGATGGTATAGTGCATTGCATCCAAACGTCTGGAGGACTTGTTATTGGGCTCTTCATTATACGATCTAATATCTTTTTATGATCGGGATTCGATTCATCCAAAGCATTCATTGGTGTCTCGCCCCAATTTATAGATAGAATTTTTATTTCATATTTATCCATTTCAATAAGAGACAATACCAAATCACGTGCATGAGCTCCATATCCACTAACTGTTGTTATCGGTCCACAAAAAACTAAATCTGGTCTATAATCCATTTTAACCTCACACTAAAAATAATTCAAAACGTTCTCTTGGTTTGAAATTGTCAAATATATTATCTATGCTACTTATTACTCTTTCACACATGTTTTCTCTTGACATTCCAATTTTTTCATCCATGATATATTTTCTTCCAGCCAAACCACATTCTTTTCTTTCTTCTTTTGACAATTTATACCACTCATACATAGCATCACCAATGTCTCTGTAGTCACACCTATCGTCAAAAATATAAGGAGTTGGTACGGAACCTTGTAATGATAGATTTGATGGCCAAACTGGTTTAACCCAACTACCATGTTTCAATCCTTGCCAAGTTCTATTATCATGTAATGTATGTATTTTAATATAGTCATCGGGTGTAAAGTAATCATTTGTTTCGGGATTTATAAAACCACATTGGTCTTGTAATCCACCGGTAACATTAACAACGATTGGTGTTCCAGCCGATAATGCTTCAGCTGTACTTAACCCAAAACCTTCATTGGAGGACATATTGATAACAATATCGGCTAAATTATATTTAATGTTTAAATTATCAGAACTTGTTATTGACTCGTTAAATGCAACCGGATAATCATTACATAACTGATTCACAACCGCTAATAAATCCGTTCCGTTATTATCTACTGGAGTCGTGTGCATATAAAGCAAACAATCTTTTTTAGCATCACCACCATTTTTATCAACCAAGTCACAAAAGTGTCTGTAAGCTAAAACAACATCACCTGGATGTTTTCTGTGGATATTTCTATTGTTCCACATGACAACAAATCTATTTGGATTATCTGCTCTAAACTTTTTATTTTCTTCTTGAAGTTCGTCCCATTGGTGATGTTTTTCTGATTCAGTTTCATTTATTGGGTGGTACATACTTGTGTTAATGCCATGTGGAACGTAAGTTATTCTACCGCCATCCGTTTTCTCACCGAATACTTCCAAAACTCTGTGATTTATTCCGTATGTTTGCTTTGATATTGCCATTAATAAATCACAACTCGCATACGCTTCTTTATTCCACATAGGATCTGTTGACGATGAACCTACCATTCCAGCACCATCCCAAATGTTCAAATACATAAGTGGAATCTTTGTTCTGATTTCATGTTCCATGTTGTACAGCCATCCCCAAAATCTTGGATCTGTAAAGTGTAATATTGCATCCGGCTTTTCTAATTCAAGCATTCTTCTAATTAGAAGTGAATCACCGTAACCGTCATTGCAATATAATTTAACGGAGGAATCTTCAACACCCGTTAATTTCTTACAGTCTTCTGATAAATCCAAAACCTTTCCTTTATCTGGATGATTTATAGCAGCACCAATTTGTACCCAATCATATTGCTTAACTGTACCTAAAACCATATCACGCGATACGGTTGCTATTCCCGAAGTCAATCTTAGATCATCAGATAATAATAATATCTTTTTCTTTGACATATGAAACCTTTTATATTTATTTAGAATTATCTTTGCTACCCGAAAGGTGTGTTAGTATTAGCCTTTCTAATAGGCCGCTTACTTTGTAACCTTTATCGTCACAGAAACGCGTAAACTCATCTTTCAAATTCTTACGAATTTGCACACTTGAGTACTTAGAATCTTCTTTCTTTTGCATAACGTCTCCAAATTTATTTTAATATAAATATGGACTAATTTTAGAAAACATTAGAAAATAGTAGATTTTTTTGTAAAAAAGTTTAAAGCGTGTAAATCTTCAACTTCATTTAAATTATGATTATAAAAATCGGAGTCACTTCTTTCTATCTTTTTTTCACAAACTCTACCACGATTTTTTTTAATCTGCCACTCCCAAATGGTTTTTGTGAAATAATGATTTAATTGTGCAATGTCATCTTTACCATTTTCATTATATGGACCATAAAAAACATTTTTGTCAGTATCTATTATAGAGTCCCTATCGGGTGCGTGTATTTTGTAGTTTGTAATAACACTTGGTCTTACTATACATTTTATATGTTTATCAACTTTCAAGCCACGTCTTGTAAATCTTTTCAGAACTGAGTATTCGTTTGTTGGCTTTGGTTGATTGTTGTCTCCGAACAGGTGCCAATTTATACCTATACAGTTGAAACCATCGTAGTCTTTTAAGAAGTCCTTTATATTGTCATGCTTTTTTAATACTAAGAACTCATCAACATCAAAAAATGCTACCCAATCATATTCGTTTTTATACTCATTCAAAAAATTATTATACACAACCTCTTGTTTACCACGACCTTCGACTGATATTGTTTCTACAAATGGTGAGTCTATATGAAATTGCCAATCATTATTGTATACGAAAATTTTATCGAATCCTAAATACAAGTTGTATTCTAACCATTCATTAATATAATAATCTTCGTTTTTTGCTATACATGCTAATGCAACATTCATATTTATTAGAACATAATACTTAGAAATGATATTCTATCCGTAAGTTTTTTACGTGAAACAACTTTATACATAGTGTGATTTAAACCATCTTGTTCTTTTGGTATATTTGAATCAAATACTTTTTTATTTTTTACATAACAATTTGGATTGTAATTATGTAAATGGTATAGTGTTCTGTATATGCCCTCTGTGTTTATTATGCGAGTTGTTTTATTTTGTTGACATCTACGTTTAAAGTCGTCATCCTCAACACCCCAACCCCAATAACTTATACTATACCCATTAACATCTAAATATGTTTGTCTATCTACTAAAACAACACCACCACAACATCCAGGTAATTCGATGTAATCCCATTTTTCAATATAACGAGCTGGGTGTATAAAAAACCCGTTTCCTTTTGGTGTATTAATGTCATAGCCATAATCGGAATACAGTGGTATCATGTCAACATCGTGAAGACAAAAGTAATCATAGTTCTTTGTTTCTTTAAAACCAGCATTAAAAAGCATGCCCTTATTAAAAGGGCTTTCATTATTTGCCTGTTCAACTACTGTTATATGATAGTCTATACCCTGTCTTTCCAAGTATTGTGGAAATTCATTTATAAATATATTTAAATGATTCTCTCTATCACGGTAAGGCACTATTACACTTAACTTCTTGGTGGTATCATGTCTTATCCAAGGTCTGTTTATTAAGTGTGGGAATCTTAATAAAACCTGATTATCAGTGAATAATGAAAAGTCTTCCACTTTACCCAATTCACTAACAACACCATCATTTAATTTGTTTGTATTTGGTAAATTTGGAATGAACTCTTTTTTACGCTTTTGTTTAATTTGAGAATATCTTTCATTATGTAGTAGTGGTTTTTTCATATTTTGTCAACTAATGTGAGTTAAAAAAGTCTAAAGCGAAAGTGTCTTCTATTTCATTAGCATTGTGTGCTTCAAAATCAGAATCACACCTTATGTAACCAAGACTGTTTGGTGACAAATCAGCCCTGCCTCGATTCTTTTTTGCAGACCACTCGTCCCAAGTTTTACAAAAATAATGATTTATTTGAGCTATACTATCATCACCGTTTTCGTTACTACACCCTGCAAATATTTTATAATTAGTATCAATAGCATTTACATTAACAGCATTATGTAAAGCCCATGATATATTTGGTTTAACTCTTGATATACATTTTACTAATGGCACCACACCTATCTGTCTTTTTGTAAATCTACTTAATACATTATAATTGCCATCAAATGTTAAGCCGTTATCTCCAAATAAAACCCAATTTATTCCTATTACATCATGTTGTTGGTAATCTTGTATAAAGTCCTTAACATTACTGTGTTTTTTTAATACTAAGAATTCATCAACATCCAAGAAGGCAACCCAATCATAATCATTGTGCCAATACCTTAAAAAATTATTATACGCTTCAGTTTGTCTATTTGGTCCATCAAAGTCCATAATTGTTGTGTTGTCCAATTGAACACTACATCGCCAATCATTTTGATAAATACATATTTGATCAAATCCCAATTTAGTATGATAGTCAACCCACTCTTTTATGTAATTATCTTCATTTTTAGCAATACAAACTAAAGCTACTTTCATCACTTATCCTCAAAATGGCATAATATTTCTATGTTCTTTTGGACAGAATTCTTCTTTATCATTGAACCAACAATATTTACAATTTGAATAGTTTTGTCCAGCCTCTGCTGATTGAACAACATCTAATCTATATTCACCGTCTTCTGTGAAATTATTAGTTATGAATTCTTTTAATTCCTTTTGCACGTAATTTCTTGAAACTATCCCGTTTGATGGTTCAAATTTCTGAACACGTTTCTTCATAGCTTCGTATTCAGCATCCTGATCAATCTTTCTCTTTAATATTAAATATTCCACATGTATAGTTTCCGCATCAACATTGTATTGTTTTGCGTAATATGTTTTATACAAAACCAATTGAGATACCTTTGTCTTATCAGACTTTTGATATTGTCCCCAACCTTTAGTTGATGTTTTGAAATCATATATGTATATGTCACCCGTTGATACATTCCTAAGAACCAAATCTAAGAAACCAACCAATTTTATAGACGGATGTGATTCCAATGGAATTATATTTATTGGCAATTCTATACCGACTAATTCAAAATCTTTTTTCAAAAAGAAATCAGCACGATGAGCTTTAAACCAATCTAATATCTGAACACCATCATTATAGTACTCAGCCAATTCTTCTTGGTTTGAAAAGTGTTGATTACTTGACTCCGTTAATAACTTTTTATATTCACGTTTCATGCCATTCTGAAGAATCTCGTTTAGATTCATTTTATTTGCTTCTGCTATTGAGTTGTCATAAATACACTTAACATACTCTTGTAAAGCTTCGTGCATAGCAGTTCCGAATAGAGCTGCAACGGATGGTTCGTATGTATTGATACGGTCAATATAATTTAGTTTCCAACGATGCGGACAACCTTTCCACATTTGATATTGTGAGAATGATATTCTTCTTTCAGCCATTATTTACCCCACTTACCCGATTGAACGAGTTGAGCTATAATACCGTATACAGAAATATCTTTGAACGTATCATCGAGGCTCTCACCAACTGCATCTTTTGAACCAAACATAATCATTTGTTTATAACGATTAATTTTATCATTCAGTCTAAAAAACAAACCCTGTAATGATAGTATTCTATCTTGGTCTCGTTCCAAGTTAGTACCTAATGAAATATTGTCAGGTCCATAATTCGACTGCTTTGCACAAAATAACTCATACTGCATCTGTTGTATTCTTTTAAATTCTTCAGTCATAATTGGGAACTTCTGTTCCATTTCCGCAATAACACCTGTTGATGCTAAACTTAAATCTTTTTCAATAATTGACATAACACTCCTCACTTTATATTCTTTAGCTTTTTATGAAAGTTCTCTATATCGGTGTCTTTGACACCATACATTTTTAATATCGAATTTAATTCATCTTCATTATTTCGTTTAAGATATTTTACATAAGCATAAACCTCATTCCTTCCTAATTGAAAGTGATTGCAAAATATTTTTGATAGTTCAGAATCTATATCCAACTTATCTTTAGCCTTCACATATTTAAGAAAGAATGAGTGTTTAGGCAATGTATCGTATAAAAAGTTATAATAGTCTTTCGGTGACAATATTCCGTTGGTGTATTTTTGCACATCGTTCATTAACTCAACCAATTCCATTTCCATAGAAAAAAATTTAGTTATCATGTAATTACTCCAACTTTTTTTCTCATCATCCGACAAGTTTTCCCATTTGGTTTTACGTATAGTAACACCTTTAATATGGTCAAAAATACTTTTAGACATTATACACCTTTAATCATTTAACATTTGTTTTGGTAAAAATTCATCGTTAACATGTTCACACTTAGTACAAGCAAACGCAGGAATTGGAACTAAACCCGCTTGCCCAGTTGGTGATAGCAAAGCTGAAATCTTTTTGAAGAATGTTACTTCTTTAAAAAATCTGTTACCACATTCTGCACAAACTAAATCAGTTGCATCATTTAAGTTAACAGAAATTTGTTGTTGTTCTTGTGGAATTTCATTTCCACCGTTGATGTCAAATACGCCCATAAGATTACCTCCTTTGATCGATTTCCATAATAATTTGAATAAACATTGCCATGGCATTTATTTCATGGTCTACTACAAGTGAATCCTTATACTGTGCTTCTGCAAGTATCAATATTATTGATGATACAAAACCATTAGCATAGGTTTCCACATTTTCATATAAATATCTCATAAGTAAATTAAAGTCTTTAACATAGTTGTCAGCAATAATTTGTCTTATGGAATCAAATTTTTCTTTCTTGTTTTTATCTGATTTCAAAACTTCAACTATCTTTACCATGTAGTCATAACCAACAACTGTTGATTTATCCAAACGCAATTCACCGTTTATTACACTGCGTTGTGATGTGTTTATTGTTCTGCGAATATCAGGGTATGTAACATTCAATAGTGCTACCAAATCTTCTTTAGAATATTTTACACTTTCTTTATCCAATATAGAAACCAAGTGTTGTGCAACTTCTTTTTTGGATGGTGCTACCAAATTAAATATTTGACAACGTGACTGTATTGGATCTATAATCCTGTCAACATAGTTGCAAGTCAAAATGAATCTTGTTGTCTTGCTGAATGTTTCCATTATATTTCTCAAAGCAGCTTGTGCATTTGGTGTCATGTAATCACATTCATCTAATATGATTATTTTTATTCCACCAAAACCAACTGATGAAGCAAACTGTTTAATTTTGTCTCTGACAATATCAACTGAGTTTTCATCTGATGCATTGATATAGATGTAGTTATTGTTTGCAATCGAATTTGCAAGAATCTTTGCAATAGTAGTTTTACCTATACCCGCATCACCGTGTAGTAAAAGATGGGGAATATCATTACTCGAAATATATTGAGCGAATGTTTCCCGAATAGTATCATTACCGATATACGTTTCTAACGTCTGTGGTCTGTACTTTTCATTCCAAATTGTGTGTGATTTAATATTCATAATATTCCTTGTAAATTTTTACTCTATCAATATACAAAATTTTCAGATAAAATCCTAATACTTTTTGAAAACAAAAATAGGTTCTCTCTTATAACCCGCACCCATTACTGATGAAAGAATTAACTGTAAGGTGTCAACGTGTTTGAATCCAACGTCTTCAGCATAATGTATTGTCATTTCTTCCAAGTCTTTATGTTTCGGTGTATTGGCTATGTTTATTAACATAAATCTATCTTGTTTTAATCCATGATAACAATTGTTAAATGTTGTTCTTAGGAATCCCGAACCCCAACTATCCTTGTTTGGAAACTTATTATATGATTGAGTTTCTTCATCCGCATATTTCTCAGTATCAAAATATGGTGGGGATGTGAAGCATAAATCTAATGAATCCTTATCGGGTAATAAATCTTCAGAACCCATGCAATGCAAATGAATATTTTTATTTAAATATGTAAAATCATCACGTAGTTGACATAAACCTTCAAATGTTTTCGTAGAGGGATCTGTTCCGATGTAGGTTTTAATATATGGTGAAGCCAATGCAGCTACCAATCTTCCACCCCAACCACAAGACATATCCCACATTACACCGTCACCACCATATCTTTTATAGATAGCACCCGCAGCTGTTGGTCTAAAGTTTGACACAGCTTGAACACCTGAATAAATTTTCAGTGCTTGACGCAATCTATTTTCTTGCCATCTACCGTGCCAATGTTTTTTAAGCCATGTTAAACATTTTTTTATAGTCATCTTGAAAGTATGGTCATTCAAATAGTTATCCATTGGAGACATTTTTGAATTGCCACATTTAACTTCCATTGCATGTGGAAAATAAGACCAAGCTAATCTAAGTCCATTCATAGTTTGTTTCAAATCGTTACCGATAAAAATAGATTCATAATCAAAACTCTGAAGTTTTTTCATATGATCATGCTTTTCTTCATCGGTTATCTTCATATATGGATAACCGTGTTTACGGTAATATTGAAAAACACAATCTATTGTGTCATCTAATTCCCTTTTGTCATTTAAAAATTCATCCGTTTCTTTCCAAAGACGAACTTCTAAAGGATCTATGTTAAAAAATTTACCTGAGTTTACATTCATATAATCAACTTGGTTTATAAAATACAAAAATGGGTTCCATCTTCCACCATTCACCCTTATGATAAACTTTGTTAGTAAGTCTTTTTGGATCGGTATTTCCTATCATTTTAGTCATAAGCATACATATCTTACCATGATACTCCATCCCCAATGATTTTAGGATGTCAATAGAGTCTTCTTCCAAGTGTATTGTTTTATTGTCTGATACTTTTATATTAGCAATATTCCAACACAAATATCTATCGGGTTTCAAAAAGGAAACAGCGGTTTCCAATGTTGGTTTGAGAAAATTATCTCTCCAATCACTGTACTGTGAGTGTGCCTTGTATGATTGAGTTGCATCATCGGAATACATTTCACGATTAAAGTATGGGGGTGATGTGAAAACAAAATCTAATTCACCTTTGTACTTCTTAAATCTTTCGTTAAACTGTATTGTTTCTGAACCATCCTGAAACATTTCGTATGTGTGTGTTTCTTTGGTATCGAAAAACTTTGATGCTATACTTGCACGTTCACCTATTGAACGTAGATAAAAGTCAGCCAAATATTCATAACGAGAAATACCCAATTCATCGATCATATTATCCGTGTTTGGATCTGTTCCGACATAATGTATCGGTCTAATAACAGACATTGCACCCAAAATCCTTCCACCCCAACCCGAACTTGGATCATACACCGTTACGGTTCTTGATGCTGGAATATGTTTAGTAAAATGTTCATATAAGAATTTTGCAGTTAATGGTGGAAAGTTAACTGCTGGCTGAGAGAATGATATTCTAAATGCCTGTAGAGCTGCTGGAAAAACTCTCATATTTTTCTCATACACTCTAATCATAAAAACATTTAATCTTGGTTCATCACTATCGTTCTTTACATAAAATGTATCGGTTAATGATTCAATATCATCCAAGTATGAAAGCATTGTATCATCAATCAATCCTTCCGAATAAAATTCACGTATTTCATTTGCTTTAATAGTTAAACAATTTTTATATAGCCTGTTGTGTTCATCGGTTGAGCATGATATTTTAGATACACGTAAACCTTTATTATCAAATCTACCATCACCATTTTTGTAGGATTGGAACATATCTCTTAATGTCTCACCCGACTTAAAGTATGGATTCTTTTCTACAAGTGTTGAAATTGATTTACTATAAAGATACATGGAGTCATTAAATATAACACGTCTCAATATATGATGAAACGAATCTTTCCAAACATCCGTGAAATAATCATAGATAGATCTTGCACTGTCAGGACTACCACTTGATGCTATTTTTGTTTTAAGCATAGTTGGAAAGAACTGATTTGCGGCTGAACCTGACTTTGAAAAATTGGCAATAACCCCGATAACATCAGGATCATTGCCATTTTCAACATCATAATAAAATTTGGAACAATCGTATTGTCTAAGTTTTGAGAATGAACTTTTAATTTCATTTTCGTTCTTACCAACAATTGGCGGAACACCTTGTTCATCCCAACTCTTTAACACACGTAGTCTCAAATCTTCCAACCAATCATATAATTTTTGTTTATTATATGATACCAATTCACCATAAGTAATATTTGTTGGCCAAGATTCTATTCCACTCTTTTCGTAGAAATACTTTTCCATTAATTATCTTCCAACTTTACTAAGTAATATGTTGCTTCAAAGTCATCAATATCAAAATCAGCAACCGCCAAACCTTCTGAAGATACTTTTAGTGTTCCACCGTTCAAATCTTTATTAGCAGCCAAGATGCCACTGAAGTATTTAGCAGAGAAACTAATTGGTTCAATATCGTCATCACATTCACAGTCAACGTCAATAGAAATTCTATTTGAATTGGTATTCGCATAACCAATTACAATTTGATATTTCTTTTCTTTTTTATTTTTCAATACCGTAAACTTTTCAATTTCGGGCAATGCAGACTTTGCCTTCAGGAACTTATCAATAAATTCCTTAGTGATTGGGATTTTTAGTTCAAAGTTTGGTAACTGCTTCAAATCAGGTGCGGGTGGAATAACTGCCAAGTCAGCCAACATATAATTAACAGTAGTTGACTTATCATCAAAAGTAAGTGAGAATGGTTTTTCATCAGCACCATTAATGTTAAGGTTTACATTGTTACCTAATACACCCAATAGTTTGATAAGAAGATCGGTTTGATATACACCAAACTTAGCATTTTCTGAATTGAAATTATTTAAACGAATTTCACCAACTACACACTTATCATCGGAAATGAATTTTGTGTACAACGAGCCATTTGAATTCCAAGCAACTGAATTAACCAATCCGCCTAAATGGTATTTACCAATGAAGTTAATCAATCTTGATTTTTCCATAACAATAATCCTAATAATAAAACAATATTTATAGTACAATATACTAAATTTTTAGAAAGAAAAAAACTTTTTTGCTATTTTTTTACTTTCTGATGGGAAATCCCATTTCATAGCTTCATAGAAGTTTTTTAATTTTGAGTCTAATTCAGACATAAACAATTCATTCGCATCAATATGTTCCTTGATAAAGTCCAAAATTTCTTTTGGATCAGAATCACCTCTGAAAGCTAATTCTTCCAAACCATATTGATTATTTTTTAAGTATACAATCTTAACCTTATCACCATTTTTCATTGGTGGAAACTTTGGTGGGCACTTGAATAACTTTAATAACTTATTATAGTTTATCGCGGCCTTAATATGTGCCGGCGTTCCTTTCGCAAACTTACCCAACACATCATCTTTGACAACATCTTCATACTTCTTAATTTCTTTTATAGAAGAATTTTTCGCAACTTCAGCGTAGATAATACTATCCAATTCCTTTTTGAAATTTAATATGTAATCATCTATTTCATTCTTTTCTTTACCTTTCAAAATATCAATCAATACGCTTTTCATAATTTTCTGAAAGGATTTTGGGAAAGATGAACGAACAATATCCAATCCTTTAACTTCAAGTTTGTCCATTGGAACACCATTGTCTGATATAATCCAAAGTGCGTAACGTTTTTTCTTTTGCCAAAAACCTGTTCTACCAATCATTTCCTGTTTGATTTCTAATCTATGCTTTTCCGTGTTAAATAGTTTCTTTGACATAACATCGTAAAACTGATTAACGTAGTCTTGAACCTCTGTTGCTATCTCGTATATCTTTGGTGTCATTATTTCAATATCATTCGTATCTATGTTTGGAAATCTATTTTTAACCAGAGGTAAACAGGAAACAAACACGGAATCAGTATCAACGTATTGAACATAATCAATTGCATCTGTTTTTAATTCTTTGTTGTATTTTGAGTTTATAGCATCTTGTGTCTTCTTAATAACAGTCTGTCCTGTCAATGTAACCGCTTCAGCGTTATCAATATCATAAAATCTAAATGCGGGTAGACCTAATACACCATACAAAGAGTTAAGCAAAATCTTTTGTACCAACTGTCTTTTCTTATAAAACTCATACTTTTCTTCGTTACCATCTTTACCCCATCGTTTCATTTCATTTTTATATTCAACCCGCTTATCAAACCAATCATTAAGAATTGCTGGTATAAGTCCAACATATTCGGAGTTATACATTACACCATTTGAAGCAACAGTGTACTTATATTTGTCTAAAAATTCTTTTAATTTTTCGTGAGTAACTATTTTGCCATCTACAATATATGATTCTTTAGTACCACGAACAAATGATTCAGCGCTCCAATCTTCTATTTTAGCTATTTTAGTTTCGGGTGAAATGTTCAACGTCATAATAATTGACGGATACAGTGATGTTAAATCCAAATCATACATCCACTCATAACGTCCTGGTACAGGATCCTTTACAAATGCACCGATGAATCCTTGTTCACCACTCTCTTTTAATTGTTCCATCTTCTCGCGTCTATCTGCTGGTTTATTTGGTGCAACAATACCACCGATATTTTTTAAATAAGTTAGTAGAGCTCCTTCCAAATACTTTGAAGAATACACAAAGTCTTCGTATGGAACATGGCCAACATGAGCAATACCTCTGACTAAATCAATGTATTGGAGTTTTTTATCTAATTCCAATATCAACTCAACGTCAGTTATATTGTAATGTATGAAGGTTTCAATATCGTTTTCCATAAGGTCATCCAAGTTACCTTCGTATTCAACCTTACCACGACCTAATTCTGTCATAGATACCGCGTTAAGTGCGTAGGATGGTAATTCTTTATAAGAAAACTTTTTATAGACTGTCATATAATCAAGTACGGAAATACCCGCAATAGTATAGCGGTTTCTATACGGTGAGTAAAACATTTCACCAATTGGGGATAGTCTATAAGCGTTTGATTTTCCTAAAACTCTTTTTATTCTATTATAAAGATACGGAATATCAAAAGCATCACAATTCCAACCCGTCATAATATGTGGTTGTATTTCTTGAAGTGCATCCAAAAATTTTAATAACAAAGTTTTTTCATCGTGACACACCACTACATTTTTATTATCAGATGATGAGGACTTTAACTTTTTCTTTTTATCCAAAACTAATATAGTATATTGATTGGTAGCCGAATCGTGATATGCTATAGAAGTGATTTCATTATTACCTGTTGTTGGATCAGGTAGACCTGTAATCATTTCAACCTCAATATCAAATGCCATAACCACTATTCCTTTTGATGGCATATCTGATTTGTAGTATGCGTCTACTAATATACGAGTGGTTTCGGGTACATCTGACTCAAACATATTTGGATCGTTCTTTACGAAATTAGTTACACGTGTTAACGATTCTCCATACAATGAACGATAACTTCCATTAGGATCCTTTTTGTAAGCATACGGTGTGTAATTAAAATGCAGTAATCCCTTTTCATCATCCCAAATCCAAGCTTCATTTGTATTTATTTTTACAAATATATTTTGATACATAAATCCTCTTAATTAATCTTCTGACATGTAATTGCCAAGTCTATCGTAATTATTATATGGGCGTGAATCATATACAATGTCATATCTTCTGACAAATTCTTCTTGTTTATAAATTCTTTTGTTACCGTTATCCAATATGACATAATCATTTGGCATAACATCTCTGCCATCTGTTAAAGTTAGTTTGTATAGATTATCACCGACCAATGACATAACACATCCCCATTTATCAATAACCGATACTGCTGATTCGTGTGTTCCATCAAAATGATACGCACTGAATTTATTTTGTTTTGGTTGCACTAAAAACATTTTCATAACCATTCCAATTTATTATTTTGAAAACCAAAGCATATTTTGATGTTTAAACATCATATTGCCTATAATATTTACAGGTTGTGCTGTTCCTTCAAACACAAATGGGTTAGACGGATTACCACGCATTATACTGTATGCATCACCTAACTTTTCAGGTCTTATTGTTACAGATGAAGCAAACTTTTGCCTTGAACCGTCCTTACTATAAAAATAAATACCTGTATCTTCTTCATCGGATGCTATACCAATTATAACACTATCCTGATTAAATTTTCTGCATAATGAAACACATATATCTGTAAACTGATTTAATTCCATACTATCAGGTTTGTAAAACCATATTGATTCTTCTTGGACAAGTGTTTTATCTTCTTCGGGTGTTGTTTGCCAATCCGCACCTTCGGGTGCTTCTTTCCAATGCCCAATTAATGGATAACCACCCATCTTATAATTTGATAACGTAGCATACACTTCTTTATTTCTTGAACGATTTTGTTGTAACGTTAGGTTCTTTCTGAATGCTGACATAACACAGAAGTCTCTTTTCTTTTCACCATGTTTTATTCCAGCAAATAATCTTGACAATCCCGCTTCATTTATTAGATTGTATGAAGAATTTTCAGTTAAAATATCTTTTAGTTTCATTACTGTTCCTCTAAACTTGTTGTATTATTTTTTATCTGTTGAACCAAAACCACCATCGCCTCTATTACTATTGGACAACTCTTGTACTTCTTCCAAGTGAACCTTTGGATATGGAATGATTAATAACTGAGCAACCTTATCACCTTTTAATGGCATTTCTCGAATTACATCATCAAGAATTTTATTCCATGTATACGGTAATTCAAATCTCGCAAGAATTTCACCACGATAATTTGAATCAATGACACCAACTGAATTTTTCAATGAAACTCCCGCTGGTAATTTTGTAATTGAACTTCTTGGAAAAAGAAGACCAACATGGCCGTGTGGGATTTCTACCGCAATGCCCGTTCCATATTCTATGAATGTGTCTGTGACTCTTACCGATGTTGCAGTCAAATCCATACCAGCATCACCGTCTTGTGCATATTGTGGTGTTACTGCTTCGGGGAACAATTTACGAAATTTTACCGTCAAATCAAAATCATTTTTATATGTTACATTAATATTTTCTTGGGTTGTTTGCCAAGCCATATAATCTCCTTTAGGAACCAACGTTCCAAAATAATGCATCAGGTGATGCGTGTTCTTTAATAAATGACCAAACTTTTGAATCATAATAATCGGATGAAGGGAACGGTGGTTTTTCATCCGACTTACACTTCTGATTAAATTTATATTTTGAATCGAATACTTCTGCTCTTCCACGTTCTCTGTCTGTTGTTCCATGACCAACTCTAACACCATAAAACTTAGCATCGGGCCATGCAGATTGTAGTCCACGTGATAGTACACCTGAACTTATGCAGGTCCAAACTTCTTTTGGTTTTATATTCAAACCACTCGCTATATTTTTTATTTCATCTATAATGATTGGATGATCTAATCCAAATGGTATTAGACCACAACTTTCATTTTCAGAGGCATATTTTTTTGCAACGTGTTGTATGTGTGTCAGAAATCCCATTGGAACTTCTATCATGTTAGCTCCCAATGAAATAGCTTCTGTGGTTAAGAAAAAATGTTTTCCTTTGGGTATAACAACAGTTGCCTTCAATCCCAAATCTTTACATGCATGAGCTAACGCAACTTGAGCATAACCGACTCTTGGGGAGGCATAAACCCATTCTTTAACATTGGGATGTGATGTTAAAAACTTATAAATAAATCTTCTTTTAGTTCCACCCGGAAGTAAATCATCCCTAACAACATTTATATTACCGTGTTTTTCTATCACTATTGGTTGTAACTTAACGTTACTATCTATTGTTTTATATTCAAAAAACTTTTTCATATCCTAATAACCCCGCTAAATGTCTTGCACGTTTTGATGGTTGCCACTTGCCGCTGACAGGTAAGAAGTTCGTCACCTTGGCATTTTGATATATCACCTTTGAATAATCAGGAAATTGATCGCAAGTTAAGTCAACTATTCTACCATCAGGCCATTTAACAAATCTGTGTAATGATTCATCACCTTCTATACGTAAACCATATGGTTTAGAACCTTCGGGTGCGATATAATAATATACAAATTCAGAAACAACATAACAAAAATTTCTTGTAGGATTGTTGACATCATATTCTTCTTTCATTTTTTTATTGTGAAGAAATTTTGGTCCCATATCTATCAAAGCATCTAACAAATCTTTTCTGTTTAAATTTGCAATATCAAACATTTTTTCTATTTCTTGGTCTGTAATTTTCATATTAATTTTTATATCTTTATAAAAAAAATAAGGGGGTTTCACCAAATTTAAATAAACAGGTTAATACCCCCTATAAGGTAAGTTGATTTATAAATCAACGATTTTTAAATGCTTACTGTGATAGAACCACGGGATACATTTACTGGGAAGCTACTTACGTTTCTTCTACGTGAATTACGTGTTACACCAAGTCTATTTAGTCCACTTTCTGAAACACGGATTCTTCCATCTTTCTCTACTGAGTAGCGAATAGCATCTGAATTCTTTGATACTTTTCTTGATGAAACGATTTGAAATGTGTTGCTTGATGTAGCAACAACTGCCAATTTTTGTCCAGGACGAAATCCAGCTTCACGGCTGATTTTGTTTGAAAAACGAAAACGTCTGGATGAATCTACTGTAACCATTACAGCACCTTTAATTTAATGAAACATAAAATTTAGAACGATTTAATTATCGTTCATTTAATTGATGTATTAATATAC